TTGACAAAGTAAAGTGATGTGCTATATTGACTCCATAAACAACTGGAGTGTTAGATGGCAACCACACCTGAAGCCAAGGTCAAAGCAAAGATCAAGGCAATCCTCAAAGCCCACAACGTCTACTACGCCATGCCTATCGGCACTGGATACGGAAGCAGTGGCGTTCCCGACTTTCTCTGTTGCGTTAACGGCCACTTTGTAGCTATCGAAGCCAAGGCTGGCAAGGGTAAGACTACCGCACTACAAGAGAAGAACCTTAAGGCTATCAACGAATCCGGTGGCGTAGCCGTGGTCATCAACGAGAATAATGTTGATAAGTTGGATAACTGGATAACCAATGGGTGCAAAACAATATGAACATCATTACAGTTGACTTTGAGACGTTCTACTCCCGCGAGGTAGGCTTTGCCAAGCAGACTACCGAAGAGTACATCCGTGACCCACAGTTCCATGTCGTAGGGGTATCAGTGCAGGTAGATGACGGAGAGCCAGAATGGTTTAGCGGAACGATGGTTCAGACTGCCGAATACCTCAAGCAATTCGATTGGGCAAATTCACTGGCACTAGCCCACAACGCCATATTTGATGGGGCAATCCTAAATTGGCACTTCAACATTAAACCAAAGGGTTGGTTGGACACACTCTCCATGGGCAGAGCCTTGCATGGCACTAACGTAGGGGGCAGTCTCAAGGTGCTAGCGCAGTACTACGGCATAGGCGAGAAGGGTACAGAAGTTGAGAACGCCCTTGGTCTGAGACGGATCGATTTTTCCCCCGAGCAGTTAGCAAGGTATGGGGAATACTGCATGAACGATGTAGCCCTGACATGGCAGTTGTTTGGCAATATGAGCAAAGACTTTCCGCAGATAGAGCTGCGCTTAATTGACTTAACCATACGCATGTTTACAGAACCGACACTGGCGCTGGACTTGCAAGTACTCGGTGACCACTTGGAATCGGTAAAAGATTTAAAAGCAATGGCGCTAGGCGCGTACGAACTAGGCGACTTGATGAGCAACCAAAAGTTTGCAATTATGTTGCAGGCCGCTGGTGTTGTACCGCCAATGAAGACTAGCCTAACCACAGGCAAAGAGACTTACGCGTTCTCTAAAACTGACGAAGAGTTCAAAGCCTTGCTTGAGCATAAAAATCCCGCAGTGCAGGCGTTGGTAGGCGCACGCCTTGGCACGAAGTCGACCATCGAGGAGACGCGAACCGAAAGGTTTATTGGGATTGCCAAGCGAGGACTTATGCCAGTTCCCTTGCGATACTATGCCGCTCACACAGGGCGGTGGGGCGGTGATGATAAGCTCAACCTACAAAATATCCCGCGCAACTCCCCCCTGAAACACGCTATTTTTGCGCCAACAGGATACGTGATGATCGACTCAGACTCATCGCAAATTGAAGCCCGTACGCTAGCATGGCTTGCGGAACAAGACGACTTAGTGGAGGCATTTGATCGTGGCGAGGATGTATACAAAATCATGGCATCTGCTATCTATGGCAAGGACATCTCGGAGATTACGAAAGACGAGAGATTCGTTGGTAAGACCACTATCCTTGGTTGTGGGTACGGGATGGGGGCGGCAAAGTTTCAAGCGCAACTCAAGAACTTTAACGTGGAGATTACATTGGGCGAAGCGACACGGATTATCGACACGTACCGCACAACGTATCCGAAAATTACTGCACTTTGGAAGAAAGCGGGCCTAGCCCTTGAAGCCATGTTGCGTGGTAGTGCTACAGAATTAGGTAGAAACGGAGTGTTACTTGTCTGCGGTAGAGACGGCATCCTTTTACCCAACGAGTTATGGTTACGTTACCCCAACTTGCGTATGGTTACCGCTGAAGACGGACTGCGTAACGAATTGGTCTACGACACCAAGCGAGGCAAAGCCACTATCCCCAACCGAATCTATGGCGGCAAGGTAATTGAGAACGTATGCCAAGCCCTAGCCCGTATCGTGATTGGTGAGCAGATGCTAATGATTGCTAAGAAGTACAAGGTTGTGATGACTGTGCATGATGCGATTGCCTGCATAGCGCCGAAAGCCGAGGCTAAGACTGCGCAAGAATACGTAGAGATGTGTATGCGTATGCGCCCCAAGTGGGCGAAGGACTTACCGCTTAATTGTGAATCAGGATACGGACAAAACTATGGCTCTTGCTAAACAACTCATTTGGTCATTCAGCAGTCTTAAGACCTTTCAGCAGTGCCCTAAGAAGTACTACCATACCAAGGTTGCCAAAGATGTAATCGAGGGGGATACAACCGCTACGCTATACGGCAAAGAGATGCACACCGTCGCTGAAGAATACATTCGAGATGGCAAGCCGATACCAGAAAAGTTTGCATACATTAAGTCTTCTTTAGATAGACTAAACGCCATCCCCGGAGAGAAGCATTGCGAGGTAAAACTAGGGTTAACCAAAGACTTAGAGCCTTGTGAGTTCTCAGCCGAAGGCGTGTGGTGGCATGGCATTGCCGACTTGGTCATCATAAACCACGAGAAAAAGTTAGCCTACTCGGTCGACTACAAGACAAGCAAGAACGCACGTTATGCCGACATGGGTCAGCTAGACTTAATTGCCACTGCTTTGTTTGCCAAGTACCCCGAGATCGAGCGGGTCAAGTCTGCGCTTATGTTTGTAGTCAGCAAAGAGTTTGTAAAAGCAGAACATGATGCGAAAATGAAGTCTGTGTATGTACAAAAAGTACTGCCCGACATTGAGCGGCTTGAAGGTGCATTCATGAGCGGGGTGTGGAACCCCAAGACAGGGCCACTGTGTAAGTGGTGTTCAGTTAAACAATGTGAATACAACAAAGGATAGATATGCCTTACGTAAACAAACCTCGCCCCTACAAAAAGGAATACCAACAACAAGTTGAGCGTGGCGAGTTGCCCGCACGAATGGAACGCCAACGTGCCCGTAACGAGTACGACAAAAAGAACCCCGACAAGAATAACGATGGCACTGCGGATTCTAGGGAAGGCAAGGACATTGCCCACGTCAAGGCGCTGAGCAAGGGTGGTTCTAACAAAGATGGCACGAAGGTGCAATCCCCAACGGCCAACCGCTCGTTCAAGCGTAACTCACAACACAAATTGGTGACAGAAGTAAGTGCCAAAGAACGTAAGAAAAAATGAACTTATCAGAGTACGACTGGCCAAGACCCCATGGCTTTACTCCGTTCGATCATCAGAAGGCTACCGCTGAATTTCTAATCAGCAACCGCAAGAGCTTTTGCTTTAACGAGCAGGGCACAGGCAAGACCGCATCAGTGATTTGGGCGGTGGATTATTTGATGAAAGTTGGAGTAGTTAGCCGAGTGCTTATTGTCTGCCCTCTGTCGGTGATGAAAGCCGCATGGCAAGAGGATCTGTTTAAGTTTGCTCTGCATCGCACAGTAGCCATAGCTCACGGCGGAAGAGAGAGACGTAAAGAAATTATAAATAGTGACGCTGAGTTTGTCATTATTAACTTTGATGGCGTTGAGATCGTCAAGAAAGAAATCATGGCGGGTGGGTTTGATCTCATCGTGATTGATGAAGCATCTGCATACAAAAACGCACAGACTGACAGATGGAGAACCATGCGGGAAATTACCAAAGTGGTTAAGGGTCTGTGGATGTTGACGGGCACGCCAGCGGCTCAGTCACCTGTGGATGCTTACGGATTGGCAAAGCTCGTGAACCCCAAGGGTGTGTCACCTTTCTTTGGTCAGTTCCGCGATTCAGTCATGCACAAGATTACTGACTACCGGTGGATACCCAAGCCCACTGCGGAAGCAACTGTACACAAGATACTTCAGCCTGCTATTCGCTTTGAGAAAGCCGACTGCCTTGACTTGCCCGAGGTTACAGCAGTCGACAGAGAAGCTCCACTTTCGCCACAGCAGATGAAGTACTACAACACTCTTAAGAAGCAGATGTTGATTGAGGCAGCAGGTGAAGAGGTTACGGCTATTAACGCCGCAGTAAAGCTCAACAAGCTCTTGCAAATCTCAGGCGGTGCAGTGTATTCAGACGCAGGCGAAGTGATTGAGTTTGATGTAACCGACCGCCTCAGAGTTGTGCGCGAAGTGATTGACGAGTCAAGCCACAAGGTTCTTGTATTCGTTCCGTTTACACACACGATTGAGTTGTTAACCAAATACTTAAACAAACATAGTATTACATGCGATGTCATTAACGGGTCTGTGTCTGCTAACAGACGCGCAGAGATTGTCAAAGAATTTCAGACACGGGATAACCCTAGGGTGCTCATCATCCAACCGCAAGCGGCATCACACGGGTTAACACTAACTGCGGCTAACACTGTTATTTGGTACGCTCCCACCTCCAGTGTTGAAACGTATCTTCAAGCAAATGCACGCATTGACAGGCCCGGCCAACGCAATCCAATGACTATCGTACACATACACGGAAGCCCAACGGAGAAGCGCTTATATGCTTTGTTGCGTAACAACGTGGCGAACCATAACAAAATAATTGATCTTTATAGACAGGAATTTTTAGACGCCTCTTGACAATGTCAAATGTGGTGTTATATTAGAGTTGTGTCGCAGTGATGGGTAACGGGTTAGCGCCGTTGCAGACGTTAAATGTTTTGAAATCACTGCTTTATGTGAACTGTCACTGCGACACATTTAACAATCAGGAGAATCAGATGGAAGAAGTTGAAGACAAAGTCACCTCCGTAGACTTGGACAGATTGACCTCAATCTATATCAAGATACGCGACAAGCGGGCGGCAAACAAGAAAGTGTTTGAAGCCGAAGATCAAGACCTCGAAGAGCAGATGAAAGTGTTAGCACAAGAAATGCTCGACGTATGCAAAGACATGAATGCCGACAGCATTCGCACCCCACATGGCACGATCATGCGTTCAATTAAGTCACGGTATTGGACAAACGATTGGGATTCAATCTACAGTTTCATTGAAGAGACTGGAGCATTTGGCCTGTTAGAGAAAAGACTTCATCAGACAAACATGAAAGACTTTCTTGCTGAGAATCCAGACCTTTACCCGAAGGGGCTAAATGTCGAAAGTGAATACACCGTGGTAGTTAGACGTTCTAAAGAAAGCTGAAAATGAGTAACATTACAATCCTCAACGAAGACCTCCCCGATTTCTTGCAAACCGCAGGAGTTAGCGACCTTACACGACAACTCGCTGGTCGTACCGGAGTCAAACGCATTGTGCCTAAGAATGGCATTTTTCGTAAGACAGTCGGCGGCGAAGAGATGGGTAAAGTCAAAGGCAATTTAAATGCCGTCGTTGTCAACGCATCCCCCGCTGTAGGCCGTATCTTCTACGTTAAGCAGTGGAGCCCCGATGCCGAGCCGACTGCGCCTGATTGCTTCTCTAACGACGGGCGTGCACCCGATGCAGGTTCAGCCAACCCCCAAGCAGATCGTTGCGATAGTTGCCAACAGAATATCAAAGGCTCAGGCCAAGGTAATTCTAAGGCTTGCCGCTATTCACGCCGCATTGCGCTTGTGTTGGAAGAAGACTTCGGTACATCCCTTGAAGGTTCAGTCTACCAAATGAACTTGGCATCCAAGTCTTTGTTTGGCGAAAGCGTAGGCGATAACACGCACACGTTTGAAAACTACTCTAAGTACTTGTCCAACAACGGCAAGAGCTTGGACTACGTTGTGACGCAAATTAGTTTCAACGAAGACAATGACAACCAGTCTGTGTTGTTTACGCCGACTAAGTACATTAACAAGGCACAGTACGCTGTGACTAGCAAAGTGGCTAACACTCCTGAAGTGCTGAAGATGGTAGTTATGACACCATACCAAGCAGACATGTCAGGTAAGCCTGCTAAGTTGGAAGCACCTGCCCCTAAAGCAGAAGCACCCGCAAAGGTTGATGCTATTGACGAGCCAATCAAGCGCCCCGCTAAGACCGCACCTGCACCTGTGACCAAGAAGGATTTGGATTCCGTGGTGAAGGCTTGGAGCGACGAGGAGTAACGCATGACCTATGGTTATAGCCAGAGCTTGGTGTACGCAAATAAAAAGGCAAGCATCAAGTCTCTGGGTGTGGCCTTGGGTCGTGTATGTATCCGCGAAAACATAAGCGTTAGTAAGATTGCAGATGACTTTGGGGTAACCCGAATGACTATCTACAATTGGTTTAAGGGGGACTCAGTCCCCTTTCATTCCTACAACCAAGCGATCAACGATTACATACTCCACCTTAAAGCCCAACACCAACTGAAATAAATAAATGTCCCACTTTGACCTACTAGATGCAGTACTACCCACAGAGGGTCGGTATTGTGTGTTTGGGCTAGGGAAGTATCCAGATCAGAAGTTTTACGATACGAGAGCAGAAGTAGATGAGCAGATTGAGACGCTAGTAAGCAACAAGTTTGATGTGTTTTTTGGCTGTGCCAAGTTCGGCCCGCTTAACAATCGCACACATGAAAACGTTGCCTATGTTCGCGCATTGTGGATGGATATTGATTGCGGCCCCACGAAGGCCGTACCCGATGAAAAGGGGATCATCAAAGGTTACATTGACCAAGCCACAGGTCTTGCCGAGTTCAAGAAGTTCTGTAAAAACGTAGGGTTACCACAACCGATTCTAGTTAGTTCAGGCTACGGCATCCACGCATACTGGTTGCTTGAAGAGACCATAACTCGCACAGATTGGGAACCCCTTGCAAACCGCCTTCGTGAGTTGTGCGTAGAGCAAGGATTCATTGTCGACCCTGCTGTATTTGAAGCATCCAGAGTACTGCGTGTCCCCGGCACATACAACTTT